AACACCAGTAGTATTACTATATCCAACACATGAACCCATAAAGTTGTTGTTGGTTCCTCTGGTGTTGCTATAACCAGTTCGCCACCCAATAAAGTTATTATAACCACCAGTAGTATTAGAATATCCAGCATATCTTCCTATGAAGTTGTTGTTGGATCCTGTGGTGTTGCAATATCCAGCATTAAAACCAAAGAAATTATTAAAACAACCAGTTGTGTTATATCGTCCAGCACCTACACCAATAAAGTTATTACAACCACCAAAAGTATTATTACGCCCAGAGCATCCACCTATAAAAATATTAAAAGACCCTGTAGTGTTGCTAAGTCCTGCACTGGATCCAAAGAAATTATTATAACCACCAAAAGTATTAGAACAACCGGCAGAAGATCCTATAAAGTTGTTATTGTTTCCTGTAGTATTGCAACGTCCTGCTCTATTTCCAAAGAAGTTGTTGAAATTGCCTGTAGTATTTGCTTGTCCAGCAAGACCACCAAAGAAATTATTATAACAACCAGTAGTGTTGCACTGACCTGCTTGATACCCAAGGAAAGTATTATATCCACCAGTGGTGTTTGAAAGTCCCACATAATGACCGATAAAAATATTGAAACACGCAGTTGTGTTGCAAATTCCATTACGACGACCTATAAAGACATTATCACGCCCAAAAGTATTACAAAGTCCAGCGCACAGTCCTATAAAGTTGTTATGGTTTCCTGTAGTGTTTTTATACCCAGCAAGAAGACCAATAAAAGTATTATTATTTCCAGCAGTATTATATTCACCTGCATAGCGACCAAAGAAGTTATTATATGAACCAGTAGTATTATAAAAACCTGCTCCTCTTCCAATAAAATTATTATAACTTCCTATAGTATTTCTGTTTCCACTGTTAAAACCTACAAAGTTATTATTCGTTCCTGTGGTGTTACAAATACCTGCATTTTGTCCAATAAAATTATTAAAACAACCAAAAGTATTAGAATATCCAGCACATCTTCCTATGAAGTTGTTATGGTTTCCTGTAGTGTTACAGAAACCAGAACGATTGCCAAAGAAATTATTATGATTTCCAGTGGTATTAAAACGTCCCGCTTCAAGACCAAAGAAGTTATTGTATGTGCCCGTAGTATTGCAGCATCCTGCTTCTTGTCCTAAGAACGTATTAAAATTACCAGTAGTATTACTATATCCAGCAAGATTGCCAACAAAGAAGTTACTGCAACCAAAAGTATTACAATATCCAGTACATCTTCCAATAAATGTATTTTGATTTCCTGTAGTATTGCAACGCCCAGCATTGAACCCAAAGAAATTATTATAACAACCAGTAGTATTTTCTCTTCCTGCTGTATTTCCTATAAAGTTATTGTGACATCCTCCAGTATTGCACTGACCTGCATTGAGACCAATGAAATTATTTCTTGAACCGAATGTGTTATTTTGCCCAGCATAAGCACCAATGAAGTTATTGAATATACCCGTAGTATTACAACGTCCAGCATATGATCCAAAGAAATTATTAAAACATCCAAAAGTATTAGAATATCCAGCACACTGTCCTATAAAGTTATTATTGTTTCCTGTGGTGTTAGAACGTCCCGCCTGACATCCAAAAAAGTTATTATTATTACCAAAAGTATTGCAATATCCAGCACACTGTCCTATAAAGTTGTTGTTGTTTCCTGTGGTGTTTGAATTTCCTGCACTAATACCAAAGAAGTTATTGCAAGAACCAGTCGTGTTACATATTCCTGCACTATTACCAATAAAGTTATTATTATTTCCTGTGGTGTTACAACGTCCAGCATCAACGCCAAAGAAATTATTATAGCAACCAGTAGTATTATCACGCCCTGCACGTAACCCAAAGAAGTTATTAAAGCTTCCAGTGGTATTAGAATATCCAGCACACTGACCTATAAAGTTGTTGTTGGATCCTGTGGTATTATATCTTCCCGCATAACGACCAAAGAAATTATTATTAGATCCTGTGGTGTTATATCTTCCAGCACGGTTTCCAAAGAAATTGTTATTAGATCCTGTAGTATTACAGCATCCGGCAACAAGACCAAAGAAGTTATTATAACATCCAGTAGTATTTGCACATCCTGCTCCGCCTCCAAAGAAATTATTATATCTTCCAAAAGTGTTGCAAAGACCAGCATTAGTCCCTATGAAGTTATTATCTTGTCCAGTGGTGTTTTCAAATCCAGCGCAAACACCTATAAAGATATTTTGAACTCCAATAGTGTTTTTATATCCAGCACACAGTCCTATGAAATTATTGCAACTTCCTGTGGTGTTGAGTGCTCCTGCATTACGACCAAAAAAGTTATTATAAGAACCAGTAGTGTTTTTGCAACCTGCATAAAAACCAATAAAAGTGTTAAAACTTCCTGTAGTATTATAAAAACCTGCGCCACGACCAAAGAAGTTATTATTATATCCTGTTGTATTACAAAGTCCAGCATTAGTGCCAATGAAGTTATTATTAATTCCAGTAGTATTGAAACGACCTGCATTACGTCCAAAGAAATTATTATAAGCACCAAAAGTATTAGCAAATCCAGCACACTGTCCTATAAAAGTGTTGTTGGATCCTGTGGTATTGGAGAAACCAGCACGGCAACCAAAAAAGTTATTATTACATCCAGTAGTATTACAAGCTCCTGCACAGAATCCAAGGAAGTTATTATAAGCACCAAAAGTATTAGCAAATCCAGCACACTGTCCTATGAAGTTATTATTGGTTCCTGTGGTGTTAGAACGTCCTGCCTGTGAACCAAAAAAGTTATTATAACAACCAGTAGTATTGCAACCTGCCTGAAGACCTAAGAAGTTATTATTACTTCCTGTTGTTGCTAACCTTCCTGCATAACGACCGATAAAAATATTATTGATTCCTGTAGTATTACAAAGTCCTGCGTGAAGTCCAAAGAAGTTATTACATCCACCAAAAGTATTAGCGTACCCAGCACACTGTCCTATAAAGTTGTTGTTGTTTCCTGTGGTGTTAGAACGTCCTGCCTGTGAACCAAAAAAGTTATTATAACAACCAGTAGTATTGCAACCTGCCTGAAGACCTAAGAAGTTATTATTACTTCCTGTTGTTGCTAACCTTCCTGCATAACGACCGATAAAAATATTATTGATTCCTGTAGTATTACAAAGTCCTGCGTGAAGTCCAAAGAAGTTATTATAACCACCAAAAGTATTACAAAGTCCAGCACACTGTCCTATAAAGGTGTTGTTGGATCCTGTGGTGTTGCAGAAACCAGCAGAACAACCAAAAAAGTTATTGTTGGATCCTGTGGTATTAGAATATCCAGCACACAGTCCTATGAAATTATTGCAACTTCCTGTGGTGTTACAGTATCCAGAATAACGACCAAAGAAGTTATTGTTAGAACCTGTGGTATTCGATTGTCCTGCAAGAATACCAAAAAAGTTATTGTATGAACCAAAAGTATTGGAATATCCTGCTTGGTTTCCTATAAAGTTGTTGTTGGTTCCTGTGGTGTTGCAATATCCTGTATTATTACCAAAGAAGTTATTGTGGGATCCTGTGGTATTATAACGCCCTGCCCAAAAACCAATAAAAGTATTACTACATCCCGTGGTATTGCAAATACCAGCACCACATCCAAAGAAATTATTGTGACATCCTGTGGTATTAGAAAATCCTGCATAACGACCAAAGAAGTTGTTAAAACAACCTGTGGTGTTACAACGTCCTGCAGAACATCCTAAAAAGTTATTAAAACAACCAAAAGTATTATAACGTCCTGCTGATTGCCCTATAAAAATATTAGAACTGCCAGTAGTATTACAACTACCAGCATTAAGTCCAAAGAAATTATTAGCTTGCCCAAAAGTATTAGAAAATCCAGCACACTGACCTATAAAGTTATTGTTGACTCCTGTGGTGTTGCTTTGTCCTGCACTACATCCAAAGAAGTTATTGTTTGATCCTGTGGTATTAGAACATCCAGCACACAGTCCTATAAAGTTGTTGAAACTTCCTGTGGTGTTTGTGTTTCCTGCACGACGACCAAAAAAGTTATTGTTACAACCAGTGGTATTATAAAGACCTGCATTTGGACCGATAAAAATATTAGCATTTGCAGTAGTCGTAGAACTACCAGCACCAACACCAGCAAAGAAATTATTCTGACCACCACTTAAACTGCTACCAGTGGTTGTATCTCCAATTCTAATATTTGCAGTAGAACCAAAAGATACTTGAGTGAATGTAGCAACACCAGTGATATTCAGATCTGCAAACGTATTAGGTCCAGAAGAAATTGCAGTTTCAATTGTCGCTGCTGTTGTAGCGTCTAGCGACGTAATGTTCTGAAGTTGTCTTTCAGAACTGATAACTTGTGTTGAACCAATGGATAAGGTTCTTACACTCGTAACACCAACACTAAAATTATCGTCTTGAACGTTATCTCCGCTAATTCTAGTTAATGGCATATCAGGTCATCTCCAGAATCGATAAGCTTGCGTCTAAACTTGAATTAACATCACTGATTGCAGTTAAACTATCATTTGCTTCCATAATAATTTTGTTTCCCTGCATTACTTCCAGTGAAGAACCTTGTGGAATTGGAACATTCTTAATCAAACTCACACTATCGGTATTTGTTCTTGAAATACCTACCGTGACATTAATACTTCCTCCAGAAATATTTGCTAATGTCAGACCAATAATTGTGGTCATTGTTGCGGATGGAACAGTATAAATCCCAACAGTGCTTACGCCGATGTTTGTTTTTGTTCGTAACCGGAATACATTTGCCATTTATAGTTTATCCAAATGCTATTGAGAGACGTAATGCTTCATCAAGAATATTAACTCCACCCACTTTAATTGCGGTTGAACTATTTATATCACCCACCACATCTAACTTATATGCTGGGGCTGATGTACCTATACCGACGCTGCGAGTTTGAGTATCAAAGACGAATGGGTCTGTGGAAGTTGAAATACCGATGATTGATGTTGAAGCACTTCCAACAAAAGCAATACTTTGATAACGTGGATTTGTAACTGTGGAGATACTTAATGCACCAGCAGCAGCGGAGAGTTGACTGAAATCAACAACGACCGTGCTTCCATATCCAGCGATTGTAATTCCACTTCCAACAATATTAATATCAGTGAATCCAACACCGATTCTTTGATTGATAACACCAGACTGCGGATTAACACCTGTAGAACCAATACCAATTCCAGAAGTGAATAATTGACCATTCTGATATAAGGATCCACTGAAGTTTAGATTTCCACCAACGTCTAATGTATATCCAGGAGTTGTAGAATTAATACCAACTCTTGGACCATTGGTTGTTGTGATAATCGTTCCACCAGTACCAACATTCAGAAGTCCAGTGGTTGTAATTCCACTGACACTGAGATTGGTAACATTCAATCTTGTAATAGTACCAACACCAGTGTAGTTTAAGTTGGTACCAGAAATAAATGGTAATGATGCAGTTCCACTGACTGCTAAACTATTCAGTGTTCCAACAGAAGTCAGTGAAGAATTAGTGACTCCAGTTCCAAGAGAAGTTGAACTGAGGACATCAATTCCATTAATCTTATAAGTCTTACCAGATGCAAGATTTAGATTCTCACTGGATCTTAATGAGTCATTGACATAATCATAAGTGAAAGTCTTACGAATGTTTGTGGAACCAATTCCGATTCCAGCACCATCTAGAAGAACATTACTTGAAACGCTTGTAGCAATACCAACAATAAAATCACCAAGAGCAATTGCAGTTGAATTAACTACAACCTGAGTACCATCAACATAAAGGTCACCCTTGATTCTTACTGCTCCGCTATTATCTCCAATCGCAGCAGGGTCGATAATAATACTCGAAGGTCCAGTAAGTGTATCGCTTGTAATATTAATCGATGAACCAACTGCACCTGTTGATAGACGAGTTGCAGTTACAATCCCAGTTGAATTGAGATTTGTAATTGAAGCCGCAGTGCTATTGAAGTTGGTGATTGTACCAACACCAGTATAATTGAGACTTGTACCACTGATAGTTGTAACGACGCCTGTTACAATATTACCTCTGTTTGCGTTCAGAGTGGTAGAATCTACGTTAGTATAATTTGCGGTGGTACCAGTGATTGAAGTTACAACACCAGAAGTAATATAAGCACTATCAAAATCTGCAAACGTATAAGTGAGATTGGTACCACTCAGAGTATCAACAGTACCAATTCCAGTGTAATTTAAGAACAGACCCGTTGCACTGGTTATGATGCCAGTAACGATATTGGCAGTATTAAAGTTACCAGTAGTGTAAGTTGCATTGGTTCCACTGAGAGTTACAATTGAACCAGTCGTGCTATTCAGTGTTGCAATCGTACCAACACCAGTGTAGTTTAAGTTGGTACCTGATAGATTCGTTGCAACACCAGTAACAATATTTGCGGTTCCAAGATTGCCAGTGGTGTATGTTAGGTTGGTACCACTTAACGTATTAATAGTACCGATACCAGTGTAATTTAATGTAGTACCAGTGATACTTGTAACAACACCAGTGACTACATTCGCAGTTCCAAAATTACCAGTGGTATAGGTTGCACTTGAACCACTAATGGTTGAAATGCTTCCCGTTGTGCTGTTGAGTGTTGCAATCGTACCAACACCCGTATAATTTAAATCAGTACCACTAATGGTTGTGACGACACCAGCAACTACATTGGCAGTTCCAAAGTTACCTGTCGTGTATGTTGCATTTGTACCACTCAGAGTTGTGACAGAACCAGTGGTGCTATTCAGTGTTGAAATCGTACCAACACCAGTGTAATTCAGATTTGTACCAGTGATACTTGTTACAAGACCACTTACAATGTTAGCGGTTCCAAGATTGCCAGTTATATAGGTTAAGTTAGTACCACTTAATGTTCCTACAGAACCAGTGGTGCTGTTTAATGTAGCAATCGTACCAACGCCCGTGTAGTTCAGGTCGGTTCCAGAAATTGTAGTAACGATTCCAGTGACTACATTCGCAGTTCCGAAATTGCCAGTGGTATAAGTTAGGTTGGTACCAGAAAGAGTTGTGGCAGATGCAAGAGTGCTATTTAATGTAGCAATCGTACCGACACCTGTATAGTTTAGATTGGTACCAGTGATACTTGTTACAAGACCACTTACAATGTTAGCAGTTCCAAGATTACCAGTCGTATAAGTTAGATTGGTACCACTTAATGTTGCAATACTACCTGTAGTGCTATTAAGTGTTGCAATCGTACCATTAGTGCTACTGAGTGTTGCAATGGTACCAACACCCACGTAGTTCAGGTCAGTTCCAGAAATTGTCGTAACAACACCAGTAACGACATTTGCAGTTCCAAGATTACCAGTGGTGTATGTTAAATTAGAACCAGAAATTGTGGTAACGACACCTGTAACGGCATTTGCAGTTCCAAAGTTACCAGTGGTATAAGTTGCATTCGTACCACTCAGAGTCGTAACAACACCAGTTACAATATTTGCAGTGTTTGCATTTAATGTTGTAAGAGTACCTGTTGTTCCAGTAAGATTGGTAATCGTACCGACACCAGTATAATTTAAGTTAGTACCACTGATGGTTGTAACAATACCAGATACAATATTAGCATTACTGATATTTCCAGTGCTAATATCGGCATTTGTAATGCTAGCAGTCGGTGCAGTAATAATACCAGAAGCATTAATATTTCTTACGACTGCCAAATCGTTTTCTGTAAATTGAACAGAACCAGCAGCAAGACGAGTTCCTGTTGGGAATTGGGTTGAACCAATACCAACTGCATAATTGATTAACCAAGCATCAGTACCTAATCCAGCAAAATCACCAGTCTTGAACCACAGAATTTTCTTATATGTTGCAGGAAGTGTTTCAATACCAGCAGCAACAAGTCGGACGAGAGGAGTTCCTTCTGTTGAAGCAATGGCAATACCACCGTGTCTTGCAGTATTATCATTTGAAGCATCATTATTAAAAGCATCAGTTCTATATCCAAGAATAATTTCGGCATCACTAATCGTAATTGTTTCTGCAAAAATTGCGGCAGAAGTTCCACCAATTGTAATATTTCCATCAACATTTAAGTTACGATTAACCTGTAGGTCTCTTGTAACTGTTACATCTTGAGGAAGGACTAAATTATTTGGAAGACTTAATGTTGGTGTGGAACTTTCTCCAGTGCCACCAGTAACCGTGATTTGATTTGAAGTTCCAGAAATCGTCTGAACATAATCTCCAGTTGTATCAGAACCAAGAGCAACACTATTTGGTTGAATTGTTGCTGCTAGTGATACATTACCAGTACCATCAAAGAAAACTGGTGAAGCAACAACATCACCAGTAATTTCAAAAGTTCTTGGTGTTACAAGTTGTGTTGCTGATGCTGCAATACCAGTCAGATTTCCTACAAATCCACCAGTAGAAGTTGTAACTCCAGATATGAGAAGATTACTTGCTGTAATAATACCTGCAACTGATAGATTACCAGCCGCACTCAGTCTCATTACCTGAGTTGTATCACCGTACCACTTAAATCCTTGTGCTTCTAAATTACTATCAACACCAAACCAAACGTGACTTCCTTCAACACCAATCGCATAATTAGTTTTGGTATTATTGTTGAAGTCATATAAACGAAGTCTTTCACCACCATAGTTACCAGCAGTTGGTGCAAGAAGTGTAGTTGATGTAGAAATGAAACTACTTGCAGTAGAAAAACCAGCAACGTTTAGATTATTTGCAACAAGAACGTTTGGAGATGCACTTCCAGTAAATTCTAGTGCTTTATAACCAGCAGCATTATTAATCTGCCCAACACCAATCGTTCCCTGGAAAGCAACGTTTCCAGTGCCACTATAAATGTAGAAAGAATTGGTTCCGTCTGCTGCTTGAATGTAACCGCTACTTGGACGGAACGTAGAACCAGTTACAATACCAGAAGAATTAATACTTTGAGCAGTTAAATGAGTTACAGAAGTAACTCCAAGAGTACTAATTCCAGTATAACTTAAATTTGTACCCGATAGATTCGTTACAATACCAGTAACGACATTTGCTGTACCAAAGTTTCCAGTCGTGTATGTTAAGTTGGTACCAGAGATTGTGGTAACAACACCAGTTACAATATTACCAGTCGTAAAATTACCATTACCATAAGTTAGGTTCGTTCCAGAAATCGTAGTAACGACACCAGTAACGACATTCGCAGTCCCTAAGTTACCAGTTGTGTATGTTAAGTTAGTACCACTTAGAGTATCAACGGTACCAATGCCAGTATAGTTTAATGTGGTACCAGTGATGCTGGTAACAACACCAGATACAATGTTGGCAGTTCCAAGATTACCAGTTGTATAAGTTAGATTCGTACCACTCAGAGTGTTGATGGTACCAATACCACTGTAATTTAATGTGGTACCGGTGATACTCGTTACAAGTCCACTTACAATATTTGCATTCGTATAATTAAGTGTTGTACCATCAAGAGTTGTAATGGTACCAACACCAGTATAACTGATATTTGTACCACTTAATGTTGTTACAATTCCAGTAACGACATTTGCGGTTCCAAGATTACCAGTCGTATAAGTTAAGTTGGTACCACCCAACGTTGCAATGGTACCAATACCTGTGATATTTAAATTCGTACCGCTGATATTTGTAAGAGTCGCAATACCAGCGTTAATGTTTCCGTTAAAAGTAGTGGCTGTAACTACACCAGTAACCAGTACGTCTCCAATTACGTGCAATGCTGACGTTGGATTCGTTGTTCCTATACCAGTATTACTTCTAAGTAGAGCCATCTTCTTCCTTTATATAAGGTTATTTATTTGTAGCATTATCATCAATAATTCACATTGTAACCGGTGTAAATCGTCCAACTTGTACCATCAGCATTACCTTCAAAAACATAACTCTGATTTTGAGATAATGTATAAGTTGCATATTGTGTTGTAGCACTCGCAACCATTCTTGCTCCAGTGAGTCTTGAATGATTGCCGACTAACAATTCAAGTACATTTTTTCCACCCATAACGTTTGGATCGAATAATGTAATTTCAAGAACAATATTTGGAGAACCTACAGTTCCTACCGTTGCTGCAGTGCCTTCATAACGAATTCTTTGATAGTTCGTTCCACTTGCAAATCTAGAAACTCTTTGATAAGAGTTATCGGCAGAACCAAAATGAAACTTTGGAACTGGTGGGCGTGTTGCACCCAATGTACCAAGGTTTCCATATTCACTTGCACCAGCACTGAATGTAAGATACGTGTTAGAACCCATATAGGTTGTAGTATATCCAGATCCAGCAATATAAAATGTAAATGGAAGACTGATAGTTAAGAAATTATTATCATCACTAGCATTTTGAATACCAGTCCATCCAGAAGGAGGATAAGTTCCACCACCAGATCCAAAAATAGGTAACTTTGTTCCCGATACAATTGAATATGTACCAGAAGGAGGTGGAGGAGTTACATCGCTTACTCCAGTCAATTCATCAAAGTAATTAAAAACTCTTAAGTCCTTATTACTTACAATTCTCATTGGAGTATTGCTATTCAAATCAGAAAAGGTCCCTTCCTGCATTGTGTTGGAGTAGAACACTCCATACTGGTCTACACTTACATTTCGACTTGGAGCACTGAATTCATCAAACAGATTTGTAAATAAAACTCCATCTGAACGTAATCTTGCTACTGTATTCATTAGATAAAGATAAAGTCTAAGGAGTTTAAAGCAGAATTATGTTGAATTTCAAAACGATTTGCTGATCCACTTGCCTGAACACCAACAGTTCCAATCACGTCCAAAGTCTCTCTTGGTGCTGCTGTTCCAATTCCAACATCACCACTTACATAAGCACCGCCAGTGACTTGTAATCTCTGACTTGCGGTACCAGTACTTGTACCACTTCCAATCAGTACTGGACCGTTTGTGAATGTGGAAACCCCAGTGACACGAAGTTGAATCAGTGTTCCAACAGAAGTCAGTGATGAATTAACAACTCCACCACCTAATGTTGTAGAAGATAATACATCAGTACCATTAATCTTATAGGTCTTTCCGGAAAGAATGTTAAAGTTTTCACTGGATCTTAGAGCATCATTTGTGAAGTCATAGGTGAATAACTTACGAATGTTTGTAGAACCGATTCCGATTCCAGCACCATCAAGAAGTGCATTTGATGCAACAGTAGAGGCAATACCAACATTGAAGTCAGCAAGTTCAATTGTCGATGAATTAACAATGAACTCAGTTCCATCAACATATAAGTCACCCTTAATTCTAACTGCTCCAGTGTTATCGCCAACACCAGCAGGGTCAATAGTGATTGTTGAAGGTCCAGTAATCGAACCACTTGTAATATTAATTCCAGTTCCTGATGCACCAGTCGAAAACTGAGTTGCAGTAATAATACCAGATGTGTTAATGTAAGTTGTATTCAGATTGGCAATGGTACCAATTCCAATATAATTCAGATTGGTACCACTGATTGTCGTAACAACACCTGTTACAATATTTGCTGTACCAAAATTACCAGTCGTATAAGTTGCATTGATACCATTCAGTGTTGTAATACTTCCAAGAGTACTATTCAGTGTTGCAATAGTACCAACACCAGTATAATTTAAGTTAGTACCACTAATGGTTGTGACGACACCAGTAACGACATTTGCAGTTCCTAAGTTACCAGTGCTGTAGGTAAGATTAGTACCACTCAGAGTATTGATCGTACCAATACCGCTGTAATTTAATGTGGTACCAGTAATGCTAGTAACAAGACCACTGACGATATTAGCGGTTCCAAGATTACCAGTTGTGTAGGTTAAGTTAGTACCACCAACCGTTGCAATGGTACCAATGCCACTATAGTTTAGATAAGTACCAGAAACGTTGGTAACAATACCAGTGACGACATTTGCAGTTCCTAAGTTACCAGTCGTATAAGTGAGATTGGTTCCACTTAATGTATTAATGGTACCAATACCACTGTAATTTAATGTTGTACCAGTGATACTTGTGACAAGACCACTGACGATATTAGCAGTTCCTAAGTTGCCAGTGGTATAAGTGAGATTCGTACCACCAACCGTTGCAATGGTACCAATGCCACTATAATTTAAATAAGTACCAGAAACGTTTGTAACAATACCAGTAACAATGTTTCCAGTTGTAAAATTGCCATTGTTAAAGGTAAGATTTGTACCACTTGCAGTAATAATGGCACTATTAACACTGTTGAAGTTGGTAATACTTCCAGTTCCAGTGTAGTTTAGATTGATACCTCGAACGGTATCAATTGTTCCATCATTATAGAAAAGTTCAGAACCATATAAAATAGTAATGGTTCCAACACCAGCATTAATGTATCCGCTGAATGTTCTAGCAGTTACAACTCCAGTGAAGAGTCCATCACCAACAACAGACAGTTTTGAAGTTGGAATTGTGGTACCAATTCCAAGATTACGATCAATATAAACGTCACCAAAGACATCTAATGAGGTACTTGCATTTGTTGTTGCAATACCAACTCTACCAGTTACATCAAGTACTGTTTGATTTTCGGTATAAGAACTAATACCAACTTTAATTTTTTGTTGTCTGCCGCTGGTATATTTTGCCATTGTTAGTTAAGAGTTTCTAGAATGCTTCCCAAGAACTTAATATCTGTTGCGTTACTTGCAGAGAGAACAAGCACGTCACCGGATTCAAGAACAAGTTTTCCGGCAAGAAGATTTGCAGTATCGCTTGAAGAAACTGGAAAGTTTTTTAAGATTTCTGTCGTAACTGCAATTCCAGAGGTTGTTCTCTTATGTGAAAAAGAAATCGTTTGAGTATTATTTCCAATATTTGCTGCTTGTGCTAAAAGAACAACACCCGTGTATCCAACAGGTGCTGTATAAATTCCTACGGCATCTGTTGTTGCAACCTTTGTAACTGTTTTAAATACATTTAATGGTAATGCCATTCTATTAATCTCCTCCTAATGCTAGAATGAATGGTGTCATCGTGGCGAACAAACTCTTCGAATAGAATGTTCCAGATATGGTTCCTGTGTTTTGATTAACAATAACACCATCACCAATTCTAAAATTGCCAGACTGATCAGTGCTTGTGAAAACTACTAGACCACCATTACGAGCATCAGTTTCATTGTCTTGAATTGGAACCCCACCTTGAGCAGGAAGAGCAGAACCAATATTTGTTCCAGATCCAATGTATTCAAAAGAGTGACCAGAAGCTAAGACTCTACTTTGCTTAAAGAATGGAACCGTCGATCCAACACCAACTGCATAAGGTACATTTTCAGAAACTGTAATGGTACAAATACCAGTAGAAATTGGTGTTGATTCTAGAATCGAATAATATGTTGGTAGAAGTTCTAAAATAGCCGTTGCTGTATTTATTCCAACATTTGGAGCAGAAATTGTAATTGTAGGTGCTGTAGTATAACCCCTTCCACTTGAAACAATTTCAATTCCAATCACACTTCCATTTCTAATTTCTACAACTGCTGTCGCTTGTACACCCCAATCTGTTGTTGGTGCAGAAATTGTAACTGTTGGAGTTGAAGTGTATCCCGTACCGCCAGAACCAACCGTAATCTTATTCACAGTATTATAAAGGTTATCAAAATAAATTACTTGCCCATCAAATGGACGAACTACATTAATCTTAACTGTTCCACCAGAACTATAAGTATGAGATAATGTTGAAGGACCTACGTTCACTACAAATTGATTTGCTGCAGGAACAGATTTAACTTCAAACACATATCCATAATTGCCACTTGGATAGGTTACAATTCCAGGACCAGAAGAACAAGTAAATCCAAGTCCAGCAAGAGTTACTCCCATTCCAACTGCAAAATTATGATTGGAAGAAGTTGTAACAGTTGCAACACCACTTACATTATCATAAATTGCGTTAGAGACATTGTACGTTGGAACATTCAAGTCTAAAACAAAAGTATCACTATTCACCGCTGCAGACTGCGTAACAATTCCAGTATATTTTCTAGGTCCAACACCATCTGCAATCAATCCATAATTACCAAAAGAAGAGTTGCTATTCGTTAAGTCGCAAGCAGCTCCAGTTCCACAGTAGACTGCAGTATCAGGGCAGATTGTAAACAAAGAAACTAATTGAGCATATCCTTCATTTGTAATTGAAACTCCAATACCATTAGCATTATACTGAGTATAAGAATCAAGGACCATTGATTTTGTAGGTCCAATTGAATGCCTACCATCAATTTTCATTCCAATACTATTTGGAATGAAGTTTGTACAGTTTTGAATATAAGGTGATTGATTATTATAAACCGCTTTGTTTGGATTAAATGCTACGATTGCTCCAGTATTTGCAGTCCCAACAAAGGACATTTCTGCAATATAATTACCATTTCCAACATAGAAAAGGTCTCCTTGATTCTGTGGAGATACAGAGACTTCTCTTAAACTTGATCCAACAAGACTTACTTGATCTGGCAATACGATCGGATTATTTTCTATATAAGTCCCAGCACTAATTTTAATAACAGTTCCTGCTGTTGCTGCTGTGACTGCTGCTCCGATTGTTCGCTTTGCGTCTCCGAGTTTGAGTCCTGTGTTTGTGTCCTGTCCATCGGGAGTAACATAAAGAATATTAGTAACTGTTGCGCCAGCAGCGACACGTACAACTTCTGATCCAATACCTGCTCTATTTCTGACCGCATAGAGTTCAGCATCATGAATATTATAGGCTAATTCGCCATATTGTAACGCTCCTTGTGCTGGAATTTTTCCAGGTACAGCAGAACGTTTAATCCGAATCGGAGTTGCCATTTATTATATTCGGTATGTACCAGAAGAAACAGTATATACTGCTCTTGATATATTTATTCAACTCGCATTATTCCTTCTAGGACGATAAGTGAATAAATTCGTTGGTGGATCTGGTTTCATCCATTCCTCTATTTTATTAAATCTTTCTTCACTATAAAAGTCTTGTTGAACATACCATAACTTCCAGTGCTCGTGCCCCTTATCTTGGTTACAAGAGTGGCAGCAACAGACTACATTTTTAGTAAAGTCCATTCCACCTTTTGATTGAGGAACAATATGATCAATTGTAAGTCTCTCTTCCGATCCGCAATAAGCGCATTGATGTTCCCACTTTTCCCGTATTTGCTGTCTCCATAATCGTTTCGCTTCTGCCGGACTTGTTGTTCGTAGATTGAACAAGTACTCTGAGGGCGAACGGAGGAGATCCATAAGCATCTGCGATTTTAGTTATTTATTCATACGATCACAGGTTCTCCTTGACCTTCTGGAAGTTTGATCTGAGATAGTTCTTTAACTTCCCAAGAACCACCTACTCCACCATCCATATTCACCACGATCTCATTAGTCGGAAGTGCCTTTGGAATTTCAACGTCAATTACAGGACTCATTAGAATCTTATTACGAGTATAAGTTCTGTTCTGTGGGTCAAAAGCAACCATTGCAAGAGCATCAAACTCTTCACCACAGTCTAAAATTTTTCTCCCAGTCTTTTTATCTAAAACTGAAAAATACTCATCACGATACTTGTTCATCTTCTATTTCCTTTTCTTCATTATAAGATGATTCTGGTTTTCTGTAAAGACCTGGCCAGGTATCACGAATAATTTCTGCGAGTTTATAAGGTGTTTCAGAAGTTATCATAATTCTTGTGTAAGAGACATTATAAACATAAAAACTCCAAAGAGTATAAAGAGTGTTAGGATGAGTAGCATTTAAGATTTTCTACTAATAGTTCTAGTTCTTGTAGGGTGGCGTCGTTTTTGAGAGTGTTTGCTCTATTACTTATGACCCACACATTACCTTTTATGTATCCTTTTGTGGGGTCTATACGGTCTAATGATGGAGAGTTTCCTTGCTGACTTCCTTTACCACGATGACACTCTAGTGGTATTCCAAGAAGAGGACATTTATCAGGAATAATAATATCTTTTTGTTCTATTGTAAAGTCTAATCCTTTTTGCTTTGCTCTATATTTTGCTCTAGACCACATAGCAGAAACTTCATCAATACCTTTTTCTCTTCTTTCTTGATGCAATTCCTGCAATCTGCACCCACAAGATTTTACTTCTGCTTTCGGTCCTATTATATAATCTTTACGAACTTTATTTTTTATATTACCACATTCACATTGACACTTAAAGAAAACATTTTTCTTATCACTATATTGTTCTAAAATAGTAAGTCTCCCATAAGTCTGTCCGACATATGAGAGACCTTTTGGGCGACCCCCTTTACATCGGGGGTCTCTTTTTAAACCTGTATTCCAAACCATTAGCATTACCGCGAGTAATACTATTTATATAAAAATAATATTATAGGGCATTCCCTCTCGGAAGAACCTCATCTGGAAAAACGAACGATTCGTGTGGCTGATCTACTGGAGCCATCCAAGCACGAAGACCTTCATTCAGAAGAATGTTCTTAGTATAGAAGGTTTCAAACTCAGGATCCTCTGCTGCACGAATCTCCTGACTTACGAAATCATAAGCCCTCAAATTCAATGCTAAACCGATGATGCCGATAGAAGAAGTCCAGAGACCCATAACTGGAACGAAAAGCATGAAGAAATGAAGCCAACGCTTATTACTGAAAGCAATGCCAAATATCTGCGACCAGAAACGGTTTGCGGTGACCATCGAATAGGTCTCTTCCTCTTGAGTTGGTTCAAATGCCTTGAAAGTGTTCGCTTGTTCACTGTCCTCAAATAGTGTGTTTTCTACAGTTGCTCCGTGAATCGCACAGAGCAGTGCTCCTCCAAGTATACCAGCAACTCCCATCATATGGAAGGGGTTGAGAGTCCAGTTGTGAAAACCCTGAAGAAACAGAAGGAACCTGAAGATTGCTGCGACACCAAATGAAGGTGCGAAGAACCAACTGGATTGTCCCAGTGGATACATCAGGAATACAGAAACGAATACTGCGATGGGACCAGAGAATGCGATTGCGTTATAAGGACGAATGCCCACCAGACGAGCAATCTCAAACTGGCGAAGCATAAATCCAATCAGACTAAAGGCCCCGTGGAGCGCCACAAAAGTCCAGAGTCCCCCAAGTTGGAACCACCTGACGATATCCCCTTGAGCCTCAGGAC